CTTGAGAGTATTGGTAAACAGTTCCACCAGTAGCTTGTGCGCCTTCAAAGACTACTTCAGCACCCAAAGCCTCTAAAACTTCAGTTGTTGTTGTTTTCCATGATGGGCCACCATTGGCTTTTGTGTATGCACGAAACTCTGCTTCGTACATGACTTGTCCTGATTGTGTTCTGATTTGCATTTTAATTACCTCAAGCAATTGCTAAAAAGATGAATGTTCCACCACTTGCATTGATGGCAGATGGCGCTGATGAACTAATCTCAAACCCTGCGCTGTATGTATCAATGTAATCGGTAGATGTTACTTCAGCGGCTGTACTATTTAAAAGCAAGTAAGGGTCATTACCACTCACGATTCCTCGTGCTGAGTCCCATACATACCAATCACCAGTTGAGTCAGTACGTTTAATTAGGACAAACCTAGCACCTGCTGTGAAGCCACAGTTAACTTGAAGTGTTGTTGCTGTTCCTGTGTATGAGCCTACTTTGGAAACACCTGCACAAGTTGCGAAGAGGTAGGCTACATAGGTTCTTCCTACTGTATTTACACTAGAATTTGTGCCAACAGTAAACACACTTGCTGTTGGTGTTGTGCTATTCCAAGTTGTTGGGCTTGAAGCTAACGCTCCTGTTGAATCAAGGTCAACAATATTTGTATTTCCTAACGGAGCAACGTAGCATCTCCAGTTAGCAATGTTGCTACGAGATTTTGCAATTATGAACTCAGGCGCAACACCTAAATTGTGTGTAATTGTTCTTCCAGCAGTTGAATCCCCTGTATAGCAAACCTCATCAAAAAACGATGGGGCACGTCTGAAGCCATACAAGACTTTTTCATAACCACTAGCGTTAATATAAGAATTTACTGTTGTACCTACAGAAATTCCATCTTGAAGCATTGTTACTGATTCTGTTGTAGTAAATTCAGCATCTGTAACAGGAGTTAAAAGCCGTACACGAGGGCCTCTTAACTTGTCATATATCTCAGAGCCATTCCCATCACCTGCAGCAATACCACCACGAGAAAAACTAAGTTCAAAATCAGGAGGAAATCCAAATCCTGAGAATGTTCTGGCAGTGCCTGTGCCTGTGTATGTTGTTGGGTAAAACACACTAGTCCCCACAGTAGGCACTTTCATCGGGCCTCTGCGAATTGCTATGTAGATGTAGGTTTGTCCAATGCTATTGGTGCTTGAAAAATTATCTCTAGTTGCAAATCCTGTTGCATTTAAATCAAACATTGCGGATGAATACTCAGCACCTGATGTATTCGCTTCAATCCACCTGTCACCAGATGAATCTGCCGTCCAACCACGCATATTGTCAATAAGACTCCACGGCCCTGTTGTGGTTGCTGGTTTAACAAGCACCCATTGTGGCTCATATCCAAGATTTACAGTTGTTGATGCGCCAGTTCCTGCGCCAACGTAAGACCCACACGAAATTACATTGTCCGTACCAGTTAGGCCAAAGCCTCCTGCGTCATGGGCGAATAGATACATTACAAAGTTAGAGCCGGGGTTTAATGCTCCACTTGGAAATGTGATTGATGTGCTACCTACAGTTATCCAAGAAGCAAAATTGTTTATTTGTGCGCCAGTTGTATTTAACTGGAGAATGTAATTGCTTGGATTTGTTCCGTTGTTAGCCATCCTGTGATAGACATACCAACCATCTGCACCATCAGTATTTTTAACCATTACACATCCGGGTGTACTTGCTAGATTGTGTGAAACAGTAATTGAGCCACTTGATGGGTATGTGAATGTTTGAACATCAAAGAACTTTGGTTGCTTGCGGAATGTCCATGAAACAACACTCTCATCTACATAGTTAATGTTATTTCCACCAGTACCATTTAATGAAAAACCAGATGTTGTAGGCGTTACAACACCTGTTCTGGTTACTTGAGAATCAGTTGAATTTGTTGCTAATTGAAAATCAAAGCCACGTGCAGAGTCTGTAAGAAAATGGTTTGTTGACCTTGGTCTTGTTTTTTGCCAAACCAACCCACCTTTGGTAGACAAATCAATGCCGTTGGTGATGGTCTGTGTAGAGCTATTTCCTGTGTACAGCCACGTTTGGAAAACTTCTTCAATATAGTTAGGCACAACAGGAACACCACCACCAAAGGCATCATAAGAAGCTGCACCGCTAGTTGCTTGTAATGGCATGGGATTAAGCCTTAAACTGTGTAACTGAAGCAAGGATAGTGAAAGTAGCACTTCCAGTTTTCAGTAAAAGAAATCTATAACTATCAATGCCACTAGCGTTACCAGCAGTAGGCGCACCACCCAACCACCTAGTTGTAACTCCAGATGTAGTGCCATCCACTTGCACAGCAGAGTTGTAATAAGCAGTAGAGCCTTGAGTGACTAAGAAAGCCACAGTCATTGACTGACCTGTACTCATTAAAGTATTAAGTGAAGTACCGCTAGAGCCTCTGAAGTTAACTGTCCAGTTAGCAGAAGCATTGCTTGTGTAGTACAGGACTGACTGAGTAGTAATGTCGTAATTTATCGTGCCTGTAGCCGCAGTAGCTGATACTGTAGCTACCTCTGCTGCATCGTTTAGGACAATGGCTGTAGCAGATGATGAGCCTGAGAATGTCTTAGTAGCCGTAAATGTCTGTGCTGTGTTAAGGCTTGCAACATCGGTTAGTGTGTTACTACCAAAAGCTAATGTTTTGTTTGTCAGGGTTTCTGTACCTGTCAAGGTAGCAAATGAACCTGCTGTAAACGCTGCATTAGTCCATGTTGAACCTGTCCACACGAACAAGTTATTAGTCGATGTGTTCCAGTACAAAGCACCCGTGAGCAAAGCGTTACCATCGTTGTCAACAGTAGGTGCAGATGCTTTAGAACCTAAATATCGGTCATCAAATTCATCATAAGTGTTAGAAGCACTGGTAGCACTAGCAGCAGCAGCCGTTGCGCTTGTAGAGGCATTTCCTGCGCTTGTTGAGGCATTAGAAGCACTAGTAGAAGCGTTGGATGCAGAAGTCGCAGCAGCAGCAGCACTTGTAGCCGCAGATGTTGCACTACCTAAGATGCCATCCACATAAGTCTTAGTGGCAGCGTCTTGGTTATTGGTAGGGTCACCCAATCCAGTAATCTTAGACGTACCCATTGCAATAGCACCCGACATCGTGCCACCAGTAGTCGATAACTTACCACTCAGAGAAGTATCAACTTCAGTCTTTGTGTAAGCATCTGTAATACCATAACCAGAGATAGTCGTAGGATTTGTACCTGCTGTGATACGTCCGAATGTGTCAACAGTTACAGACTTGTATGTACTAGCAGTAACACCAGTTGTAGCCAAGTCAATCTCATCAGCACCAACAACAATGCGTGCGCTTGATGCAGTATTCACGTTAAGCGTGTTACCTGTCTTGCTCATGCCAGTACCAGCAGTAATTTGACCTGCACCAGAGAATTGAGCAAACGTAATTGGCGTAGTGCCTAAAGTACCGCTTGATGCAATAGTACAGATAAAGCCGTTATTAGCGTTTACTGTACCGCCCTCAACAAAGGTGTAAGCAGCTACCAACTCAGCATAAGTGTCAGCGTCTGTTGTTCTAGTCCATGAACCAGATGCACATAAGTAGATACCATTGTTAGAAGCAGTAGATTGGTCTTTAACCAATACTCGGTCACCTGCAATAACAGAAACTCCGTCTATGGTCTGTGCGCCAGATAACGTAAGGTTAGCGGTAGAAGCAGCAACCACAGACGCTTTGGCATCAATACCTTGGGCAATAGCATCTACATAAGACTTGGTAACCGCATCAGCATCAGCAGTAGGAGTACCAAGACCAGTAATCTTGTTTGTACCCATAGCGATAGCACCCGATAGAGTGCCACCAGTTAGATTTAACTTCAAAGCATCAGCAGTATCTACATAACCCTTAGTGGCTGCGTCTGTTGCATTGGTAGGTGTAGCAAGACCAGTAATTGTTCCTACTGTCCCAGAACTCATGTCCAATGTGCCATCAATCGTGACATTATTGAATGTAGAAGTTCCAGAAGCAGCAGTTACGTTACCTGTGACATTGCCTGTCAGGTTACCCGTTACATTACCAGTTACAGCACCAGTGTGAACACCTGCTGTATTACCAGTGACCGCACCTGTTAATGCGCCTACAAAACCTGTAGAAGCAGTTACTGTAGTTCCTGTGATAGCTTGGGCAGATGAGCCACCGATTACCGCACCATTGATAGTTCCACCAGTAGCAGTGATTGACGCTGTGGTGATAGGGCCAGAGAAGCCCGCAGTACCCGTCACAGTACCTGTCATGGTAGATGTACCAGTAACCGCTAAGTTACCGCCTACAGTTACATTGTCACCAGCCGTACCTGCTTGGTAGTCTTTCAACTGAGCCATCAATGTACGAATAGCATTGTTGACCAATGATGGGGCCATGCCCTCCGCTAGGTTAATACTGTTAATGTCAGTATTGCTGTTAGCGGTTGCGCTGTATTCTGAAATCTTGGTCTTTGCCATGTTAGTCCTTATTGGATACCCAAAAGATTGCGTTGCTCTTGGTCTAAGTCTTCAATAGACAAAAGACCACGCATAGTTGTTGGTGCGACAGCCCTAAATGGCCCACCAGTTGTTTGTGGAGTGCCACCATAACGCATCATATTAGCTAAGTCCTGTACGCTACCTGTACGCATATTAGTAGCACCGACACGAGAACCTGCTGCACCCAAAGCCATTGGAATACCAACGGCAGGAGCCATTACAGTTGCGCCACCAGTAAACAATCCACTTACAGGGCCAGTGGGTGCAAAGCGACCAAAGAACTTCAACATATTTTGAACATTGCCACCTTTAGCGGCTTGCTCAATAGCTGTTTGCTCAGTCTTGGTAAACAATCGCATTTTCTTGTCATTCTTGGCAAGTTGGCGTAATTGTTTAGCAAGTGAGTTTTCTTCACCAGACTGAGTAAATTTACTCTTGTCTAGTTTTGCCTCGTTAAGCATATCCTCAAAGACTTCAGACTTCTTCATTCTTGAGTAAGCGTTACGAGCCTCAGACCACAATTGACCTGCGTTTTTCATGTCACCAGAAGCAATTGCTTCTTTAGGAACAGTCATCAAGTAGTTATCGTAGTCATCCAAAAGGATAGATGCCATCCGTCTTTCTTCTGGCTCAATACTCTTTTGACCAGAGCGAATCATCTTGCGTAATGCTTGAAGTTCAGTCCAATCTTTAGGTTGAGCAGTAGAAGTTAGTTCCTCAATAGCACCAGCAACCTTGGGAAATGCTTTAGGTGTATATCCTTCATCACGGAGTCCTTTAGCAATATCATCCATTGCATTAACAAACTCATCAGTTTTTAACTGAACACCAGACCTTTGAAGTTGGTCATATCTATCTGTAGCAATTCTGTCTAATGCTTGTGTAGATAATGCTTGCTCTTTTTGAGGACGCTTAACGCTACCAGCAGCACCTGTAGCCAATGTAGTAGCTGCGCCATACAAAGGATTTCCAGTAGCTTCTGTGACTGTTTGTCCAGACATAACAGCAGTAGGAGTAACAATTGCTTGAGTCTTTGGTGCAATAGCTAATTGCTCTGCAACACCACGAGAAACAGGAGACGCAGCAGTAGTAGATGCTTTAATCAATGCAGGGATAGTTCTAGCCACTCCTGTCATTGCTTCTAATCCACCACCAACAACTCGCTCGGTTGGTGTTTGCGTCTCTGGCGCAGCAGGTACACCAGCACGAGTCATCAAGTTTTGGATACCTTGAGAAGCAGGCATCAATCGCTTATCAGTAAATGGTGAAGCAATTAAATTCAATAATGAGTTAACAGCATCAGCAGCAGGAACAGCCATTGAACCAACAACAGCACCTAGTGGGCCACCATAAGAGCCAAGCTGTGCGCCAGCCAATGAAGGAGCCATAGAACGATAAGCTAAACCAGCACCACGCTCAAATGATTCTCTAAGTGTTGGAGACTTAGGCTGACCTTGATTAAGAACAGCTAAACCAGCATCGGAAACTTTAGTTAAGTCTCCTGATTGCAAAGCCAACAGGTCACTATCAGATAATTGAGTTAAGTCCATTATCCACCGCCTTTTTTGCGTCTTTCAATTTCTGCTTGAATAGCATCTTGACTTGGTAATCCACCACTTGTAGCAGGGGCAGTTGGCAATTTAGGTATTGGTGCAGTAATGTCTTTTGCAGCACGACCAGATGCAACCTCAGCAGATTTAAGCAAGTTTGTAAGACGCTCTTGCTTTGTTTTAACTGTTGCCGCACTATCACCCATTTGTGGAAAGAAAGATTTTTTGTAACCAGCCAACTGCTCACGGCTATATGCTGCACCAGTTCCCAATGTCAAAGCCGCATCAAGAATATCCTCTTGTGCTGCCTCAACAATTTGACGCTGTTCTGTGTTAATCTTGTTTGGCAAGAAGTCTGTTCGTGAAACAAAACGAGCAACTTCAGCCGCAGTATTTGGTAAAGCCGCTTTAGGGTCAGCACCGATAGCCTCATTCATTTGTCCAACGCTGAAATTCAATCTGCTTGCAAGAACGGCTGATTTACGCTCACCTTCCGATGGCATATTGATTGTTGTGCTTGGGCGTTTTTGTTCTTGTAACTGAATATATGCTGCCTGTTGGTCTTTAGGCAACTTCATAAAATCTTGAAACTCTTTAATTGAGCCAGCAGGTGCATCAGGTGCGGTATAAAGAACACGCATATCGTCTTTATCAAGAACAACATTACCAACAGTTACAGTATCACGCTTCCTGTTTCCAGCCACCAATTTTGGAGGCATACCAGCAGAAATCTCATAAAGCGCACCATTAACTTCTTTGTATTCTGGTTGCATTGCTTTTTGAGATGCTACCAACTCAGCTAAAGTTTTACGTCCTTCAGCAGAACCCATAAGTTGTGGCGCAGCACGAGTCAAATCAAATCTAGGCGCAGTCATGCCTTCACCTACTCGCTGACCCATCATGTCCTCACCATACATCTCTTGAGGCTTAGTTACAGCACCTTGGATAATACCTTGAATACGTTGTTGTTCAGCTAATGCTTGTTGCTCTAACTGACGTTTACGAATCATCTCTTGCAACTGAGCATTTTGTAATTGCTCTTGCAAAGCACCTTGCATACCGCCTTTGTAGGCTTGCTGACCAGCTTGTAAACCTTGAGCAATAGACTGACCAGTATTCCCTCCTTGGAATAGTCTGCCAGCTAATGCGTAGAGGGCTTGTGCTTGTGCATCGTCACGATTCCGAGCAATGTCAGCTTGTGACATACCGAGCAGACCCATTGTGTCTGCACCGCCTGTACCAAAAATGTCTAATAGTCCAGCCATGTTAGTCCTTAGAAGTCCAGCCAGCCTGATGGTGACGTTGCAGCATAGTCAACAGCAGAGTTATATGTTGCTGATGGGCTGCTATTCAACCAGTTAGATGCGCTGTTATACAAATTACTAATGCCTTGTTGACCACCTAGATTTTTGTATAAACCACCAGCCGTAGCAGCAATACCTAATACGTTCTGCAATGTAGATGGGGAACTACTATTTGTCTGTGCGCCTACTCGTCCCAATGGATTACCATAGACCAATGACAGATAGTTTTGTAAGTTCTGTTGTGGCTGATTCTGCAAGAAGTTAAATCTAGCAATATCTCCTTGCTGCTGCTGACCTAAGTATCCTTCACGGATTTGACCAGCTTGCAACATATTTTGAATATCTTGGTAATCAGCACTAGCCATTGCAGGTGCAGCCATCGTAGCTGCTTGTTGTCTGCCTCTTTCATCAGCGTAGTTCTGATAAGCCAGTTGTCCTGCCGTATTAGCCAATTGCTGACCAAATGCACCAACAGCCCTGTCTTGCAAATTACCCATAGCACCAGAGCCATAACGTCCAGCCAAACTAGCCTTGGATGCAATGCTACCCAATGTGTCAGTAAACTTAGTTTGTGCTGCTTGCGCTGCTGGCTGAAACGCACCTTGAAAGAAAGGGTTTCCACTTAGAAAGTTACCAGAAACTGTATTCTGTAGCTGATTTTGTGCAGACTGTAGTAGCGGGTTACCCATAGAAGCACGAGCCTCTAAAGCCTGTAAACCTGTTTGCGTTGATTGCGTAGGTCTTACAAAAGTATCACCCGTGTAATACTGAGGCGCACCAAACTCATAAAGCCTCTGGGCTTCAGTTAAACCATAATTTAAAAATGGTTGAATTGTCGGGTCAATTGTGGATGTGGTAGCCATCTTTTACTCCTAGAGTTTCGGATTCCAAGATGGGTCATCCACGGAATCCATTATACATAAATTATTAAAATCAACCAATAATTGCATACCGATATGTCTTATTAGCAGTCGAATTTGCAAAGTGGGTTATCGTAGCCGTACCCTGTCCTTGGGAACTAGCGTAAATGTTAGTTGAGGCAGCGAGTGACACTAAGTTAACAGTCGCTATCACAGATGGCGTAGCTGGTCTTGTAGGGCTTGTTCCAGCAACATAATGCTCAATTATTACACCAACATCTGACGCTCTCCACATTAACTGGATATAGTCATTAGCCGCCAAATCTACAAAGAAGTTCATTGCCCCAATTAAATGATATGGGTCACCAGACGCTTTTCTCTGGGCTAAACCAAACCTACTATTTGAGCCAGTTATATCTGTTCCATTCTTTCTGAACCAAATATCTGCATCTTGTGAGTCATTTGTTGTGTTTTTCAGTTGGATAGAAAACTGTATGTTATACAACCCTGCTGCTTTTACATTTAACCTAGAACTATTTGATAAAGTAACCCCATTAGAGAAGTCGGTTGTATCAAAAGTAATGGGATAGGCAGTCGTTGTATTAGCTACAGTCTGGTCTGTTCCATCTTGAAAAGCACCATAAGGTGCAGAATCAGCAAAAGCAGCAGCAGAGGCAGGGACAAAGACAATAACGCTATCTGGGCCTATCCTTCTATCTGTCAAAGTGGTAGTTAAAGCACCACCAGTTGCTAAAGTAACAGTCCCTGTGTTGTTGGTCTTGCCATTCATTATGTTGTTGACAATCTCAGCAACAGACCTTTGGTCAGCACCAAATGCAGGAAGTGTTCTAAACTGACTTGTCATCGAACACCCTGACCAGCTACGTCAACATCAATAGCCACAGCGTTAACCCAATCAGCACCAGTTGGCACTAACTGAAGTCTGTGGTATCTACCAGCACTACGCAAAGAAACCCTGTTCTCTGAGTCAGCAGCAACAGCAGTACCATAAGTAACTTGCTCACTTAATAGCTTTCTGGAAGCTACAGCAATCGTTGCAGAACCATTATCTACTTGTGGTCTAGCCAAAGTTACTACTGATGGCCCACCAAGGTCAATATCTCCAGTTGAGATTCTTCCTGTAAGGGGTTGACCTGTGTATGTGTAAACCTTTGTGCTTAACGTACCACCAAGGAAATACTTACCACCAACATAAAGACGAGAATCTAAACTTGTCGTCAATGCGTCAATAGAGCCTGAGATGCTATCTAGTTGCTCTAAAGTTACAGATGCTGTTGAGGCTTCAGACAAGTAGTCTGTACCTGCGTCTGCATAAGTCCACTTCTTAGTGGCAAAGTTGTAAATGATTAGTTTACGATTTCCACTTGTATCTACATAGTTCCAAATTACCAATTTACGGATAGGGTCAACAGCAGCAGACATAGAACCATAGTCAGACTCAGATGCGTCATCAATAAAGAATCGGTCAACCTTTTCACTACCAATCGGCTGAATAGTCTGACCATCACACAAATAGAATCCATCATCCGATAGGAAGAATGTAATGCCTTGGTACTGAGCAATCGAGCCAGCTACCATACATCCCTTATTACGAGAGATATTGTCAAACTGGAATATGAACGGAGTTCCCACATAGGTCATTCGAGAGATTGAACGCTCTAAGAACACCAAGCCAAACTCACCACCACGAATTCCTACAATCTGTCCACCATCAGGAATGTCCTGATAATCAGACTGAGTGTTTACGTTCTCTGTCCAATCAGTTTCATCATTGATAGCAGACCAGCGAACACGATACTGTTGCTGTGTCGTTTCTAACGTATTAGCACACACAACAAAGTCACGCACCACAGTAATAAATTTAGCTATTGGTGCAGATGCGCTTAAATTAGCAAAAGATGTAGAAGTTCCTAGCGTCCATGCTTGGAGTACGTCAGCATTGTTTGTTGTGATAACAGTCTTGCCAAACTGAGTAAATCTAACCTTGTCGTTAATGCCAGTAGTCATTCCTGACTTAACTTGAGTCAATGCGCCTACGCCATCTACTGTATAAATCCTAGTAGCACCAGCAGTAAACAACTGAGTAGTAGAGTCTGGATTCTTGGCAGCGTATAGCGTAACCAATTCTTCAGCAGCAGTACCAGAAAAAGCCACAGCACTTGGGAATGGCCCGTAACCAACAGCTTGAGAAACCACGTTCTTAGCGTCAGTTAGTACACCAGTGATACCTGATTGGTCAGGCATCCACTCACCTAGTTGTATTCTTTGTGTAGGCATATCAGATGTATGTATTCCGCATTGCTATTGGAACGCCAGAGAATTGACCCTTTTCGTCAGAGCGAGTCAAAGAACTCATAGCCCTGTCAAACATAGTTCCCCATGTATTGATTCGAGCATCGTTCATTAGGTAAGGCTCTGCCTCAAGCAAAGCAGCATACAAAAGCAAATCAGGACAAACAGTCAGAAATGTATTTGTTGTATTTGATGTACTCAAGAATGTAGGCGCAGCAGAGTACACAAGATTCAATGTGTAGTTGCTATCAGGGATAGGTGCTAACTTAAATGTCGTAGATAAGACTGTGTAATCCAATGGCTTACCTGCATCCATGCTTCGTGAGTTACGAGAGAACAAAGACGGAGATTCGTAGTTCAATGGAAATACAGGATTACCTGCAACCACGAAATCTTTTATTTCTAAGAAGTCAGTAGGGATAGTAACTGTTGCTGTACCTGATGTGCAGGTTAGCGTTGTTGAAGTCAACATCTGGCGAATACGCAAGTCTCTACGCAAGCGCACTTCTGCCAAACGGATAAAGTCTGGAATTTGAGTCGTTAGGTCTGTACGAGCCAAGTATTCTGCAATAGTTGTCTGTAGTTCAGCATAGGTAGTAAAACTCATACAACTCCTGTTCTAGTGCGCCATGCACGATTCATTGGGTCATTCAGAAAAGCAGCAAACCGCTTGTCATCAAGAACAGCAAAGCCACGCATGATTCCTTGTTTGTTCAAGTCATCAATGACTGTCATCGGAATAGATGCAACCTTATTACCAAACAATTGGTCAGACCATCTTGCTCTCTCGTCATACGAGTTATATTCTTTTTTATTCTGCTCAACAATGTCAGTAACATCCTGACGAGTCTGAATAATAATACCGCCCTCACCATCAGCATGGACAGCAGTTTCACGGAAGTTGTTAGGATTTTGCATAGCCTAATTCTATCAGTTTGAGTAGAAAAGAAAATGCCCCAGAGGTTTAAGTCTGAGGCATCTTTTGGGTTACCTTAGATTAAGGTGTCAAGTCAGCCAAAATGCCGTGAGCAGCTTGGTTTTTCACTTCCAAGGTGTACTCAGCCAACAACTGTGTGGACTCATTGTCGCCAGTAACAGCCAACTCATTGGTCTGGAAAGGACGCAAGTAAGCAATAGCAGCCATGTCGGGGTCAAGGATGAACGCTGTTTCGCCACAAGAGTTAGTGGAGGTCATAAATCTATTTGGTACTATAGAAATCGCCCCGAAGTCACTTAAATAAACGTCAGCCGCCGACACAATAGTGGTAGGCGTATTGCTTGGGGCCATGAAACGCTGTGCAGCAATACCAGTGAAGGCAGAAACCAACTGCTTGTGAGCAGGGTTGACCATCAACACTTTAGGATTGCCACCAGAAGCGTAAACTTCTTTAACAACAGTTTGCAAAATTGCCTCTGTGAAAGTGCGGTTTGTACCATCTGTACGAGCAGTAGTACCCAAGTCACCAGCAACACCAGAAGTACCGCCATCATAGTTAGAATTCAACCATGCTTGCAGGCCACCCAATTTACGAGCAGTAGAGGAATCACCATTAGCAGCAACTTGGTTGCTCAACAGGGTTGTTTCCATGTCACGCTTGATTTCGCTAGAAGCCTTAGCCAACTGATAAGCCTTTTCAGACTTACGACCAGCTTTGTCAACAGACTGCAAAGTGCCAGAAATCTTGATAGTCTTCTGTGCAATCTGAGTGCGGTTGCCTACACGAGTCGTAGGAGACATAGTAGCGTCAGATGCTGTTGCACCCTCAACTGCGTAGTTAGACAAGCTGGCAGCAGCCAAACTGTCAGTCTGCCACTCGTGCAGAACAGCAGTAGCCTTAGTCTTGCCAATAGAAGACATGAAAGGTGTGTCTGTGGGGCTGATGTTATAGATTACATCAGAAAGGTCTTCACGCATACCGATTGCGGTATATGTTTGATAGGTAGCCATAATTTAATACTCCAAAATTTAAAAGAATCGTTCAAATGCTTTAGCTGCGTCTGCGACTTTTCCTGTCTCACGCAACCTCTGCATAACCTGTTTATCTTGTGAAGACCTAGCTTGAGGAACTGAAGTACCAGAACGCATCATCTTAGGAGCAGCCACAAGTTTTTTATTCAACTCTGGTTTGCTCTTTTGAAGTTGCTCATACTTCATTGCCTTATACAAGGTCATCACAGCACGACTGTCATACACGGAACTGAGTTCTTGGTCAGACCAACCTACAGACTTCGCATAGTCACGGATTTGTTTCCGTACCGCATCACCCTGTGGTGTCGCTAACTCAGGAATCAGACTAACTAGCTTTTCAGATTCTGTTCGTAAGTGCGCTTGCAGTTGGGACTGTTGCTCTGCTTGTTGCTGTTGGGCAATGCGTTGCTGTTCATTCCTGACTACTGCTAACTGTTTCTCACGCTGACTCTGTTCAGCTACCGCTACCGCATAACCGATAGGGTCTGTTTCCTTTAAAACTTCTAAGTCCACACCCTGATGTTGCTGCGTAAGGAAGCTATCCAACGCTTGCAACTTCTGGGCGTATGCCTGTCGCTCTTGTTTAACTTGCTCTAAGTGTCCACGTTCAGCTTCAATTGCTTTACGTTGTTCAGCTAAAGCCTGAGACTTTTTAGTGTAGTCCGTACCTTGTTGATAACCTTTAATGAGTTCGTCTAGTTCTACTTCGACTTCCTCACCAGATGCCTTGACTTTATATCTAGGCTTTGGTTCTTCCTCATACTCAACTTCATCAGTCTCTTGTTGGTACTCTGATTGACCTTCGGCTTGGCCTTGTTCGGCTTCCTCAGATTCACCCATCATGCCCTCAAACGCTGAAGCGGCTTGGTTTACATCTAGGCTTTCACTCCCTTGTGGGTTGGTGTTTTCCATTTGTCATCTC